TGGCTCATGTAATGACATGATCGATCGTGTAATTGAGGGAGGAAAATAAATGAAGGTAAAAGATTTAATTGATCGTCTCAATCGAGACTTTAACAATCCAGATGAGGAAATCCTTGTTGCGTACTGGGACAAAATAACTGTCGAACAATATGCGGAAGTTATTTTGTCAGACAATCAATGGACTGATCTTGTTGCAGAGCAAGAAGCCCACGACCCAATTCAATTTGAGCAGTATGGAGAAATACTGCAAGAGATCGCTTATGAGGTCGGCATCAAATACGAAGAGGAAGAGGACTAATAAATGGGATATATCGAAACAATCAGAATTACACCTGAGCAACTTGATCTCTGTGACAACTGCAATCAGCAAGGACTGAAAGCAAGTGGTTACTACGCAAACGACTCTTATGGAGAGGCAGTTATTTTCTTCTGCTTCAACTGCAAACGAAAGTTAGTAACACTTAAATAATCTTGTTAGGTTGGGGTTAACGTAGTAACAGTTAACATTTCTGCTCCCTACGAAGGGCGGTCATCATCGCATTGATTGTTCCGCGTAGCCGTACCTGCCCCAACCTAACTACCCAACTACTAATAGGAGAAAATATGTCAGAAGATCAAGACGATCTCGTTAAGTCACTTAGATTTGCCAATGAATTCCTCAAAGTTACTCGTGGATTTAAATTGGAGTCACAGCGACCAGACGGGTTGCCACAAGAACTAAAAGAACATCTTGCAAACGAACACTTGAATGCACTCATCGAAGAGCACGAACTAGAGCCAGAGATGTTGATCTGGGGCTTGCTACACATGCTCGAAGTAGTGTTGAAGTACTCAGAACTAAGTCCAGAGGAACTCTCCGAAGTAATGGAGCAGTTTATTCACGCAGTAGAACACACGCCTGAGATATTCGATGGAGATGATGATGACCACCGCTAGATCACAATCTTTAGACGGCATGACACCAACGATCACAAGTGCGCCATGTCAATCGACAGACCCAGAGATATTCTTTCCAGACCCAACTGATCACGAAACGATCAAGGTTGCCAAAGAATTTTGTGCATCATGTAAGACAGAAGTTAAAAATATGTGCCTGTCATTCGCTCTTGAAAATAAGATTCGATATGGAGTCTGGGGAGGCCTTACAGAGCATGAACGCATGAACCTTCGCAGACAACAGATGAGAAAGGAACATCGGAATGGCTGATGAGATCACAGACGAATTATGGTGGAACTGTGTTTACGAGTATGCACACATGGATTTATCTGCGCTATTCGTAGTAAAGATTTACGCACCAACTAAAGAATTGGCCATTGAAGAGGCTGATAAACAATTAATGGGCTACCTATTGCTACCTAGCAATTGGGAATTCATCGACTGTCAGGAGACAACAAACTAATGACTGACTGGCTTACAAGTAGAGACATCGCAGAACAGACTGGTCTGAAATTAGATACGATCTACACCTACAGACAGCGCAAGACGTTGCCTGAACCCGATTACACGATCGGCAGAACACCGCTATGGAAGCAATCAACTATTGATGAATGGAATTCATCTCGATCAGAATTGGAGATCAATTAATGGCAATTAAATATCGAGACTGTGCAGAGTGTGCAGATCAACATGATGTCAACGACATGTATCCCTATGAAGGCTGGTATATCTGCCAGCCATGTTTAGACGAATCATTCGTATTACAGGAGGTTAAGTAATGCCACAAGTAATTGTGTACATCGATCTTCCAGAAGATCACAAGGTTGATGAAGAACCGAAATTCATGGAAGCAATTAGAGACACGATCACTTCTCTTGAGATGAACGATCACGTCACTTATTGGGAGTGGGAAATTCGTTAAGTAACTTTTATCTCCGCCAGAGAAGTTACTTCTAAACACATAAGTAGATCGCAATCTTCACTAGCCGTATCTAGTCTCAATAATTGAGATGCCCCAGATGAGAATCTGGGGCTTTTTTTTGACATCGAAGTTACTCGTCAGTAACATTACTCATCAGTAACATCATGAAGGAGGGTTCATGGCATACGTTGTTAAGCGTGGCGATCGCTACACAGGCTATTATCGCAAGGGCGGTAAACGCCTCTCTGCTGGCACATGGCCAACAAAGACCGAGGCCGAATATCACGCCATGCAAGCCGAGGTATCGGGCGTTACAGGGGCTTCCAGAGCCGTAAATGACTTATCTACCTATCTGGAGTCATGGCTCAAGGGTGCTGATCTCATGCCTATTACGCTCAAGGGCTATCGATCAGTACTGGAAAAATACGTCATGCCGAAATTAGGCGCAGTCAAAGTAACTGGGATCTCAAAGCGGGCGATCTCAGAGTTACTTCAAGAATTGAAAGAGCAAGGCGTGGGCTCTGCAACTATCCAGCAGGTCAAAGCGAGCCTTGGGTCGGCCTTCTCGCACCTTGTGGCCACAGGCGAACTAACCGAGAACCCAACCCATGGCATCAAGGTCAGAGCCCGTCATGCAGACATCGAGAAGATCATCGAGCCCGAAGAATTCAAGCAGATTGAGGTTCACCTACCGACTCAGGGAGCCAGACTTCTGGCCAAATTCCTAGTGGCATCAGGGTGCAGATTCGGAGAAGCGACCGAGATTCGGGTCAAAGACATCAACCTCAAGACAGGCGAGATATTCGTCCAGAGACGAGTCAGCGATCTAGGCAAGAGCCATAGCAGTAGATTCATGGTCATAGATGCCACAAAGTCAGGCCATAAGCGAAGCCTGACCATAAGCAAAGCCCTATTACAAGAGATTCAAGGCTATGTCTTATCAAAAGCCCTATCAAAAGATGACTTGCTGTTCTCAAGGTTACTCGTGACAGAGCCGAGTAAAATAATAGATTCTCGTGGCGAAAAGTCTAAGCGACCATTCGCCCAAGACGGAAAACTGTTCCAGCATGGAACGCTGTACGCCTATACCCATGGGCGTTGCAGGTGCGGTGAGTGCCGAGAGACGATGCGAGAGTATCGTCGAAAGGCAAAGCCATACCAGAAGCAACAGCGATTCATCGACCAAACGAGTCACCTGCCACGAGATGTATGGAGAAAGATATGGAACAAAGCAATAGATAAGTCCGCAATTGGCTGGACTCCTAGAACCCATGATCTACGGCACGCTAACGCCACCCAACTTCTAAAAGGTGGGGTGGACTTGCACGAGGTCAAGGAAAGACTAGGTCACCAGTCGATCAAGACGACAGAGCGATACTTACATCGCCTTCGTCACAACCAGTCAACGGCAGGGGAACTTGCTAATGACTTTTTGGAGTGATGATGAAACATCTACATAAAAGCCGAGTACTGATCGGTGGGGCTATCTCAGTCCTAGTGACAGGTCTAGGGGTCGTGGCAGGACAGCCACAAGCCGTAGCACCAGTCAAAGCCGAAGCAGTAGTCATATCAAAAAGCACAGTCCGAATGAACACGCTGGCCAAGTACAGCAACGCAGATAGCCTGACCGATCGTGATCTGGTCAAGTTACTAGAGGCTGTAGGGTTCGAAGGCAAAGCCTTACGACAAGCGTGGGCAATCGCTAAGAAAGAATCAACAGGACGACCTCTTGCCCATAATGGAAACCGCGATACTGGAGATAACTCTTACGGGTTATTCCAGATTAATATGCTTGGTTCTATGGGCGAAGAGCGTAGGGATAAATTCAGTTTAGGTTCAAACGCTGAATTGCTCAACCCTGTGGTGAATGCCAAAGTCGCTTATCACATGAGCGATGCTGGGCAGGACTGGAGTGCATGGAAGGGAACTAATACGAAGCGAGTCAAGTACTGGCTAAGTAAATTCCCTAAGGCATAAGGTAAAGCCATACCAAAAGCAAGACGGCATACGAGAGCCCCCGTCAGAAATGGCGGGGGTATCTCAGACAAGGAGCATCATGCACAACAAAAGCACTTCGTGGAGCAACGATGCGAAGACGTATATTAAGAAAGCCAAACAGCATGCTCAAGAGCAACATCACAACTCTAATATAGAGGGGTGGGAAGAGACCCCCCTTACTCCAAAACAAATAGAAGAAGTCTTCTGGAAAAAGTTAGTTAATAAGGGTTGGAAGTTAGAGTTACAGAGGCAGATAACAGGAGTTGTTCTCCTTTGTCCTGACTGTGAAGAGGTTGTAGATAGATACATAGTTATCAAAGCCTCACAAATAACCAAAATTGTGGAGGACAAGTACATCGCAGCAGTCATCGCTATCCATAATGGAAAAAGATGTGAGCCAGAGGTCATAGAGGAAGCATAAGCAATAGCAAAAGCCCCACCAGAAGGTGAGGCTTTAGCCAAAGCAATACCAGAAGTGTTACTGGTTATCTTTAATTAACTTCACTTCACACGCATCGGTAGTGCAGTAAGCCTCACCAATAGCATCAGAAGCCATACCAGCATAGACACCAGCCAGATCGATAGGAAATAACTTCAGTGTTCCCTCTGTCTCATATTCCTCAGCAGTGATCTGTGTGTAAGGCATCTGTGGATAGACAGCATTACCAGAAGGCAAGAATGAGACAGTCTTAAGTTGACCGTCATACATATGCAAAGCCGTACCAATGGCCGAAGACTCTGTTGCAGGATCAAATGAAATCGTTACTGAAACAGAGTTATCTGACCAATATCTTTGCGCCGTTGCTGCTAGTGCCATCTTCTCGTAGATACTTACATCCTTTTCAGAACGCTTGGCACTTGACTTGATTGGGAAGAAGACAACGCTAGTTGTATCTGGCGATTCATTTGCTGGCTCTACTCGGTAGTTGGCTAACTTAAAGAGTGGCAGCATTGGATCAGAGTTACTAAAACGAATAGCGCGATTGAAGTACTCGCCACCTACAGTCCAGTGAACTCCTGGAGACTCACCTGCCAAAATAGAGACTGTGCCTGATGGCTTAACAGTTGTCATCTTGATGGACTCACGAATACCTAACCACTCTGAATATGTGGTGTCGTATGTCTTGATGATCTTGTACCCCTCATCCATCCACTGACGAAGAACTGGCAAACCTTTGTTATCTGCAAAGTTAGCCACGCCAGAGATCGATGTGCCGATGCGACGGTTACGTTGCATGATAGCGTTGGTCTCTTCCCAATGAGTTGGAAGAAGCGTTACAGTCTTTGCGTAGAGGTATGCAAACTTTAGTGTGCGCTTGAAATCTTCGAGGTTGTCATGACGGTTGAGATATGTCTCTACCAAGGTGCAGCACTCGTAGGACTCCAGTGACTGCTCGGCGCATGGGTTGTACCCTGTAATACGCCAATCTTTATTGTTCTCTGGGTCTGCAAGGCGACCAAACTTCTTTGATACATCCATCCAGATAACTCCTGGCTCACCATTGAGTTTAATTCCATCAACGATGGCATCGAGATCATCGCCTACGTTGACAGAGACGGAGTTGTTAGACATCCAACCATGGGTCATGCGCTCTGGATATTTCTCGTAATTCTTAAGGTTGAGGAACTCTTGGTCATCAATACGGCCAATAAGTAACTCAGCAGAGCGGCGTACATTGCCAGAGACAACACAGACACCTATCATGTTGCCAATATCGGCAATGTCACGACGAGTAAGTAACTCCCCTGCACGGCCGTGCAATAGGTTAGTTAGATACTCATGGAGTTTAATTAATGGGTCAGGCCCTGCTGCGGTTCCTCCAAAGGTCTTGATTGGAACGCCTGCTGGACGGATCTCTTTGTAATCAAATACTGGAGTCTTCGTATCTGGCTTGAGGTAGGAATTGATGAGGGCTGAGGTTGACTCAACCCAACCTTCTCTAGTGTCTGGGATGACATATGTATCTCCTTGTTGTGGTGCATAGATAGTGAACTCTTTATCTGCGCCCTTATCATCAAACCCCACACCCACACCGAGCATGGATGCCTCCATCAAGAAGGCAAACGGCTTAGATGGGTCTACCTTGTTCATTGACCCTGTCGAGACGAAAGCACAATTCTGTAGGGCTGCTGAGTTACGCTGAATGTTTACAATTGGTGTACCCATGACCCATAGACCACGTCCAGGAGGAGTCCACTTCAGATTCCAAAGTCGATCGAAGGCCTCCTTTGCAGAGGCTGCTGCCTTGGCATCAGACCAAGGAAGTCGAGCAGTTTTGGCGTGATCTTTCTGGAGTGAGTACATGCCATTGATGACTCTCTCGCATACATCT